AGAACTTCTGGTACAATGTATTCAGAAAATTATGTGTGAAGTATAATCGAACTTCATACTTTGAACAGAAAAGAGGTGATTAACAGAAATGACGGTAACAGACAAAGACGCCAAAGATTGGCAAAAGATGGTTGATAAGTTAGAAAAACAAAATAAAAAGAATGAAAATGAGGCGTCAATAGCTTCGTTTTTTAAGTCTTGTTTATCTCCAGATGAACAAAAAAAGCTTGACAAATCTAAAAAGAAGTGATATAATAATCGCATGAACATATTTTACTTACATAAAGACCCAAAGATTTGTGCTGAACAACACTTAGACAAACACGTTGTTAAAATGCTTATCGAATATGCTCAACTAATGTCAACTGCTCAGAGAATGCTTGATGGTGTTAAGTATATAGCCAAATCAAAGACAGGTAGAAAAGTAACCAGATTCAGATTAGAGAATGCTAACGAAGAAGCAATCATGTACAAAGCCTGTCATTTACATCACCCGAGTGCAGTATGGGTTAGAAATAATGTTTACAACTACAAATGGTTATATCAGATGTGGACTCATCTACATGAGGAATTTCAATTAAGATATGGTAAAGATCATAAATCATATGTTGTATTAAAAGAACTATTGAGAAACCCCCCTAAAAATATACCCCTAAATATTCCTTTTAATCAACCAACACAAGCAATGCCTGATGATGTAAAGAATGAAGATAGTATTATTGCTTACAGAGATTACTATGTGAAATACAAGAAGGATTTTGCAACATGGAAAACAAGTATACCCGAGTGGTATAGTGAAGGAATAAATGCCAACTTATAGATTTTTAAATACAAGAACTAAAAAAGAATATACAGACTTGATGTCTATTTCTGAAATGGAAACGTTTATCAAAAAGAAACATATTAAACTATTACCACCTACAACATTGAACATTGTATCTAGCGTGGGTCATATAGATAGTCATACTGATCGTGGTTGGAAAGATGTGCTATCAAAAATTACAGATGCTCATCCAGCAAGTAATCTAGCAGCACAATATGGTAAGAAGTCAGTAAAAGACACACAAGTTGATAAAATAATACACAAACATAGACGTATAAGAGCAGGGAAGAAAGTATAAATAGTAGTATGGCAGATTTTGATTTTTTAGACGGATTTGATGCTGATGGCGATTGGGGTTTTACCTCAGTTAAACAGAAACCAGCAACAGAAAGTAAAGCAGACTCAGATGCTACAAAAGAAGTTGTCAAGGCGACAGCAGACGGTGTGGGCAAAGCTGTGTCTAGTGAGATTATCAATAGACTAGAAACAAAACTAGATAAACTATTGAGAGCAACACTTGAAACTAAAGAAACAGTTGTTGCCAAGAACGAAACAGAATTAGAGATCGCTAAGAAACAAATGGATGATGAGTACGATCTCAGAAAAGATAATCTAGGTAAAGAGTACAAAGAAGACTTTAAGAAACTAGAAAAACTTATCATACCTCTACTAATCAAATTAGCAAAATCACCTGAGGCCTATATTCACTGGCCGAACAGAGCAGAAGTAATCGAAGCACAATTGAAAAAAATTGTACAGATTACTCGTGGCAAATAATCAATCAAAGGATATCAAATGAAACTAAGTAAGAATTTTAGCTTGAAAGAAATGACGACTAGTCAAACGGCTGAACGTAAAGGTATTAATAATAATCCTAATGACGATCAGATTACAGGATTACAAAAGTTATGTGAGAACATACTACAACCTGTTAGAGATCAGTATGCTACACCAGTAACCATTTCTAGCGGATTTAGAAGTGAAGACTTATGCGTTGCAATAGGATCATCTACAAACTCACAGCACGCCAAGGGGCAAGCCGCTGACTTTGAAATATTTGGGACTCCGAATGCTGAACTAGCAAAATGGATTATAGAGAACTTAGATTTTGACCAACTCATATTGGAATACCACAAACCAGAAGAACCTAATAGTGGGTGGATTCATTGTTCATACAAGAGTCCTACTGATAATAGAAAACAAACGCTAAGAGCATTTAGAAACGATCAAGGTAAAACTCAATACGTTGAGTACAACCCTAACTGAACTCTCGGTATAGTCAGTAAAGACGAAATAAACGATATGCTGACACTTCATAGAAGTACATAGTGCTTGACCTTTTAGTTTATATGTGATATAATACTATCTATGAATACATTAAACGAATATTTTAAAAAGAACCATAAACCTAAAATCTTTACTCATAACTCAGTAGAGAAAAAACCAGATTTACAAACAAAAACTATTCAAGGTAAAAGATTCTACATCTTACCTGATGGTAGTAAACTGCCCTCGATCACAACTGTGTTATCGGCTAGAGGCAATGAAGGTATCGCCAGATGGCGTGCCTCAGTAGGCGAACAAGTTGCAAATACTATAATGAGAAATGCAGCGAATAGAGGTACTGCCGTACATACACTCACAGAAAACTATCTTAACAACGAAGAACTATCTCAGCAAGGTGTTTTACCTACTGCTTTATTTACCATTCTAAAAACTGAACTGGATAAGATAAATAATATAGTAATGCAAGAGGGTTCTCTATACAGCGAAAAATGGGGTGTTGCAGGTAGAGTCGATTGTATTGCAGAATATGATGGTAAGTTATCAGTAATAGATTTTAAAACATCTACTAAAGATAAAAAAGAGGAATGGGTAGAAAACTATTTTATTCAAACTACTGCTTACTGTGAAATGTTTGAAGAACAATATGGCATATCAATAGATCAGATTGTTATATTGATTGTGACCGAAGAAGGTGGCACACAAACTTTTGTTAAGAATAAGAAAGACTACTTACCCCTATTAAAACCAGCGATAGAGGAGTTTCATAAGAAATTTAAAGAGAATGAAAAAACTAATTAAAACAATATGTGGATTATTTTTTATATTATGTTTATCTAGTGAATCATATGCAGGTCCTGAGGAACTATCAATGTATCCTTGGGAACTACAACAAATGCCAATATCATGTGGACCATTAGCAGATGTTAATAAGGCTTTAGAAAAAGCAGGTTATGTACAGATAGAGATTGCATATGGTAGAATATCAGCATTACCAACAGGTGAGATTGCTTATGCTGTGATAACTTATGCGTCAACAGATGTAGAAGGACATATGATAAGAACAATGGAAACACCTGCTCAACAAGAGAAGTGTATAGTAAATTTGCTATTTGATTATAGAGTAGTGACGCCAAAAGAATTGACGAATTAATTGTTGATAAGAAGACAATAACTTTTAGGGACCTGGGTGCAATACCCAGCCACTCCACCATTCAAACAATGAAATTTGAGGGGTGGAAATAGGATCGACCATCAGGTAAAACTTCTAGGAGATTGATCGCTAACACCGTACTGTTATTTAAATGCTAACTTAAATAGTTTTGCATTAGCGGCTTAGGTCGTTAGGGGTTTGCCTGTACCTCGCAACAGAAACAGGCGCTTGACAAATAGCAAAGAATGTAGTATAATATAAGATATGACAGATACAATATTAACACCTAATAAGTTTGCTTTAATTGTAGAAAATATAGTTAAAGATAAGAAAATTAGTTACATAGACGCAATATTAGACTATTGTACTGATAACGAAATTGATCCTAGTAATGCTAGATCAATGATAAATAAAACATTAAAAGAAAAAATAGCATATGAGGCACAGAATCTAAATATGTTAAAAGAGAAGGTAGCAAAACTACCTTTTTAATCATGGAGAAAATATAATGAGTGAACAAGAAAAAGTACATTATGATATACTAGTTGGATCTGATATTCCAAAAGTACCTCATGTAAATTTTAAAGTAAGAGAACTAGGCGAGTGGGTAGATACGAATACAGATACCTATTTCAAAGGTAAGAAAGTTGTATTATTTTCTCTACCAGGTGCTTTCACACCGACTTGTTCAAACGAACAACTACCAGGTTTTGATAAACAGGCAGCCGCTTTCAAAGAATATGGCATAGATGAAATTTATTGTATGTCAGTAAATGATTCTTTTGTTATGAATGCTTGGGCAACAGATCAAAAGTTAGAGAATGTGAAAATGATTCCTGATGGTAATGGTGAATTCACAAAAGGTATGGGAATGCTTGTAGAGAAACAAAACTTAGGTTTCGGTCAGAGATCATGGAGATATGCTATGATTGTGAATGATGGTGACATAGAAGTGATGTTTGTAGAATTTGGTAAAACAGATGATTCAGCAGGAGACCCTTATGGCGAATCTTCACCTGAAAGTGTGTTAAAATATCTAAAGGACTTTAAAGGATAATAGTGAATGGTTTTGAAGTATATAAAAAATATCTTGCGATCAAGCTTCATTTCACAAGTAAGAACCAGAGTTATGACTTCCATAAACACGCTGGGCGAACAACAGCAAGGTTGGATACATTTACTAAAAGACGGGATAGGTATTTTTTTCACAAGCTTAGTAGAGCTTATAGCGATACTGATATTATTAATTATTTTATCAGTAATTTTGTTTCTAATACTAATCTCTGGATTGGGGATATTATTGGCAGATCAGGTGATGATAACTATAAAACGTGGTCAAAAAAAATAGAGGCACTACATTATTATTATGAACAAGATATAGATTATATACTCGGCAAGATTACGAAGAAGATAAGTTTTGATGATCTGTTTACCTCTAAGAAAGGTCAACACCCACCGATACTTAAATTTGTATTGGCAAAGAAGATTAACTTTGAAACACTTTTAATATTAGATGACATATTAAGGTTTTCAAAAAGACTAAACAAAGACATAGGTGAAAAAGTATTATGGCCTAAACTGTGTGATAGAATGATAAGATACAGACCGTTTGTACCATACAACATAACAAAGTATAAGATGACACTAAAAAAGAAAATAAAGGATATATAATGGCAAAAATGAGAATGTTTAAGTTTTGGAATGAAGCAGGTGACGAAAAAGAAAAAGAATCAATGAGTTTGAAGAAGGCGATTAAGTCTGTTCAAAATGATTTCAAAGATAAATTTATTGGTGTTGAATATATCAGTAAAAAAGGTAAAAAGATTATTGATTCTGTGAGAATACCTATTGGTAGAAGAATAAGACAAGCAATAATCACAGAAGCTAAAAAAATGGCTTCAAAAGCAAGAAAACTATAAGGAGAAAATATGAGTACAGATAGTCACGACAAAGACCACGACCACGACAGGTCTTATGAGAATGAGGTAACGCCAAGTCCTATGGTACAGATATCATTAAAAGAATATGATAAGTTGAAAGAAAAACAACACTTTATTACCGATAAAGCCATGATCGATACCATAGATAACTTAGAAAGACTTGTGAGATCATTAAGAAAACATATAGTTAGGACAGAGGTATAATGAAGTTTGCAATCGTAGATGATAGAGGTCTAAATGACCTAGAAAGAGTCAATGATACCAAGGATAAACTCATTGCTAGTCTAAAACATGACAATAAATCACTTGCCAAACAGGTATCTGATCTAATAGAAGAAAAGAAGTTAAGAACGCTTGACAATAGCAATCAAATATGATATAATAGAACTATGAAAAATATAATGATAGCACTTTTAGTATTATGCTTTACCGCTACTGTGGGAAATACTAATGAGAATAATATAATTAACAAAATAACTACTCATATTTCTAATGAGGTTCAAAGTATAAAAGAATTTCAAAAGGCAAATTGGGAAAAAGGTAATATTCAAAATGCTAAGAATATAGCAATGATTAAATCTTGGTTTGTTAAGAATTAATCTTATAAATAATGAAGTGCGATTAATACAGCACATATACAAATATAATAATACAAAAACATACAAAGGAATATACAAATGACAAATACAAGTATCGCAGCGTTAAAACGCTCTAAATCAAACCTAGACACCTTAGTGTCAGAACTTTCAAAAGTTGCAGAACCTCAAAAACAAAAGAACTCATATGCCGATGATAGATTCTGGAAACCAGAACTAGATAAATCAGGTAATGGCTATGCTGTTTTTAGATTTCTACCAGCAATCAAAGGTGAAGACTTACCTTGGGCAAGACTATGGTCTCATGCCTTTCAAGGACCTGGTGGTTGGTTTATAGAAAATAGTTTAACAACTCTTAACAAAAAATGTCCTATTAGTGAATCTAACAGTTTACTATGGAATTCAGGTGTTGAGGCAGATAAAGAAATTGCAAGAAAAAGAAAAAGAAAACTTTCTTATGTTGCAAATATTCTAATTATCAATGACTCTAAACATCCTGAGAACGAAGGTCAGATTAAGTTGTTTAAATTCGGTAAGAAAATCTTTGATAAGATTACCGAAGCGATGAAGCCTGAGTTTGAAGATGAGAAACCTATTAACCCATTTGACTTTTGGGAAGGTGCTAACTTCAAATTGAAAATCAGAAAAGTTGATGGTTACTGGAACTATGATAAATCAGAATTTGATAGTCCTACACCAATCAAAGAGAATGATGAGGCAATCGAACAAGTTTGGGATAAACAATATGCCCTTAAACCATTTCTTGCTGCCGAAAACTTTAAATCATATGATGAGCTAAAAGCGAAACTAGATAAAGTTTTATTAGGCACAAGAAGTACTGGAACTGCTGAAGATGTGACGATCCCACCTGTCATAAATGTAGCACCAGTCAAAACAGAAACAGTTGATAATACATCTCCTACACCGATTACAGAAGATGATAGCGATGAAACGTTATCTTACTTTAGTAAGTTGGCAGAGGAAGAGTAAAATCTCTCCACCTGTTTCTTTAGAGGGTAGGCAATGCTAATCATGCTAAGTCCTACCCTCTATTCTTATAAATAAATACTATATTATGAAAGAGTTTGAGATATCAAATCATATAAAGGAGATAATTATATGGACGCTATAAGTAAAATAAAAGCATGGGCAAGTGCATTATCAGACGTAGGTGTTTCACTTATCGCTCTAGGTATTGTACTAGAAGTGTTATTCACAGGACAAGTTGTGCCATTCTGGCCAGGTATTTCTGTGATCGGTAATGTTCAAGGTATTATCGCAGGATTTTCAAGTCAAGGACTTGTTGGTCTAGTTGCTATTTGGGTACTATACTCAATATATACCAAGAAATAATACAAACACGTTTTATCATAGAAAAAGGGGGCTTCGGCCCTCTTTTTTTTGGCATTATAGACAACGTTTATTATAAATATTACTGTATAAAGCGGAGAGAAAATGAAAAAATTATTAACAGTATTATCAGTTCTTACAATATATTCTAGTGTAAGTGCGTCTGAACTAACATTTGGTTTCAAAAGTCCATCATTTAATGGAGTTGGTCAATCATCACATTACTTGACAATTGAAAATATTGAAAAAACTAGAAAAGATGCTATTGTAGCAAAGAACAAAGCTAATGCTAAAGCACTTAAAGATGAAATTAATGGCACAGCAGTTGCTAAATTCAAAGCAAATTTAGAGGCAAGATTCTATACTGCTCTTGCAAAACAAATTACAGACAACGTATTCGGTGCTGATGGTCTTCAACAAGATTCAGGAACATTTACAGGTACAAATGGCGAAACGGTTGCATGGACTACTCCAGCACAGACAGGTAACGTTGTTGTAACCGTAACAGAAGCAGACGGAACTGTAACAACATTTACAATGCCTAAAGAGGATAACAGTTAATATGAATATTTCAAGTTTAAAAAACATAGCAATAATTTTATTGTTATCTATTTTTGTATCAGGTTGTTCATCTACAATGGCGAACAAAGGTTATATAAAAACACAATCAATCGCCTTTAAAGAATTAGAAACAATTACACAGCCAGAAGGTGCTCCGATTATCATAGCAGTTTATGACTTTGGTGATATGTCAGGTCAAAAGAAACCAGGCGGTAACTATGCTTCAATGTCAAGTGCCGTAACACAAGGATCATATCAAATACTAATCAAAGCATTACAAGACGCTGGTCAAGGTAAATGGTTCAGAGTAGTAGAAAGACATAGTTTGGCAAGTCTATTACAAGAAAGAAAACTAATTAGAACTACTAGACAAATATCAGATGGTGAAGAAGCAGAGTCATTACCTGCTTTATTATTTGCTGGTGCATATGTAACAGGTGGTATTGTAGGATATGATAGTGATATTCTATCAGGAGGTGCTGGTGCTAGAGTATTAGGTATAGGTGTAAGTAAACAATATAGACAAGATATTATTTCTATAATGTTAAGATTAATTAATGTACAAACAGGTGAAGTCATTATTTCTACAACAATTGAGAAAACAATTTACTCGTCAAGTACAAACGGTGATGTATTTAAGTACTTTGATGCTGATACAATGTTAGTAGAGATAGAAGCAGGATATTCTAAAAATGAACCAGTTACTTTTGCAGTAAGAAAAGCAATAGAAGCAGGTGTTGTATCTTTAATTAAAGAAGGTGCAGAATTAGATTTATGGAAGTTTGG